TTGCCTAATAAACCTTTGATTCTGTCCATGATCTCTGAGGATGTCTCTGAGGTAGAGTCCTCTACCTCTATCCTATCCTTGTACAAGTTGGCAACCTTCCCTCTGTAGTGTTCTGCTGTGACAGCAGAGCCTATTTGACCACTATCTACTGCCTTGTCTCGTAGCTTTGCTAGTTCCATAAGGTGAGACTCTCTATCAACCAACGATCTAGTGTCTTGCTCTGCAAGAAGTTCGGAGATCAAGGCTATTATTGCCGGTTTATTCGCTAAGAGCGATCCTTGTTTGCTTGCGTTTATTCCGGCTTTATAGCCGGCTAGTTCTGCACTCTTGCCATTGGACATACCTTGAGCCTTATACCTAGCGAACAGCCTATGTTTAACGGACAGTTCGGTGTGTTCTTTCCTATATGTACTGTTATGCTTAAGTGTCTTATTTTTAGTATCTTTTGCCATAGGCAAAGTATACCTAAATGTCTCTCCTTATGCTACCTTCCGCAACCCCTTATTAAAATATATGTTGACATATATGTTAATGCATCTAAACTAGAGGGTGTTTGAGAGGGTAGTTTAAACCCCCTGAACCTTAGTGAAGGGGTTTTAAACAACCTCTCTAACAAACCTATTGACAACCGGAGAAAACGGAATGGAATATATGATGAAAGATGCATCACAACAAAAAATGCGTAGAGAAAACACAATCGAATCAATTTTGGAGAACATCACAGCACAGTACGAAGCGGGATTGCTACACAGTACCGAGTACAGACGATCACTACGAACCATATCGGATATGGTTAACAAGCGTTTGGATGTGTTGGCAGATGACGAATACAAGGCTTGGTTTAGACAAACCAACCCTTATGGAAACTTATAATTTAATAACAATAAGAGGAACTTATTATGGAAATGAATGAACCAATAACAAACAATGTTATTGAACAAATGAAAAACGATATTTTAAATGGAGACTGGACAGCTATCTACGAATTGCTTGTGTTGTTAGAAAAAGATAAATCGGCAAGACCGCTTTTGATTGACTACTTAGGCATAGAAGCTATGCAATTAAAGGATGTACCTACCGGTACTTACTTGAAACGAACACCTACTGCTAAAGCAGTTTATGAGCGTGCCGAGTATGACCGAGCGTCTAAACGATTTATCGTTGAGGATTGCTCTGACATCAGCAAAATCATGTACCTAAAGGGTACAACAACAGTCTATGTAGGTTTTACCTACTAGGCACTAACAATAAGAGGAACTTATTATGTTTGGATTAGAGGGTGAAGTCTTTGGACTTTTTGACAATGGCATCTTAGCACTTTGTGCTTTGTTTGGTATTGATATAGACAAGAAACTTGGTGGAACAGGTGTTCATGGTGGTCTGTATGGTGGATTACTGGGTAATACACTAAGCGACTGCGTAGGAGCATTGATGGATTCATCAATGCGGGATGAGGTAATCGGCATAACTGCCGGTTGCTTTGAAGTCTTTGTCTTTGTGCTGATAGGCATGAAGATATGGGATGCAGTTAAGACTGCATAAATTTAATAACAATGCACCGAAGGTGCAAGGAGAATGAAAATGAACGCAATACAAATCAAATACTTACCCCCTACTGATACGCTAGGCTCACGTTGGAAAGTGTGGGCGGATGGAGTAGGAAGTATAACCGAACCTTATGAATACGCATTCAATCCTGACGTACAAGTAGAGGCTCTTGCGAATGACTTTGCTCAAGCAAAGTGGAACGTAGGAATAATGGGTATCGGTACTTTGCCAAATGGCAACTACGTTGCATTACTAAGCAACGACTAACAGTTATGTTTAAACCCTCTGAACTCTTAGTGAAGAGGGTTTAAACTTAACATAAACCAAAATTCAACAAATCGAGGAAAATATTATGACGAATTTTACAGAACGAGAAACATGGCTGATTGAAGGCGCTGATCAGATTTTATCTGAATGTATGCCTAAACAAGAAGTGCCGAAATACAGGGTAGCTTGTGGGTTTCCACCACGTAGCAGAGGTGGCAAGGCGATTGGAGCATGCATAAATGCATCGGCATCCGATGATAACCACTTCGAGGTGTATATCAATCCATCAGTAGCCAAAGGCTTTGATGCATTAGAGGTACTGGCTCACGAATTGTGCCATGTCGTAGACAAAATGGAATCCGGACATAGAGGTAGGTTTGCCAGACTCGCCAGAGGTATAGGTCTGGAAGGCAAGCTTACAGAGACATATGCCGGTAATAGTCTCGCCAAGAAACTACGCTCTATCGACGAAGTGCTTGGTGAATATCCACATGGCTCAGTTAACATTGAGAAAACTAAGAAACAGTCTACAAGACTTGTGAGGGTTTATTGTGAACCATGTAAAAATATTGCAAGGCAATCACGATCATCATACGAGAATTTAGGACTGATCTGTGGCAAGTGTGGCGAGGTTATGTACGAGTAGCTTAAACAAGGTTTAAACAGTTAATTATTATCAACAAAATAGGGAGTATACGATGAGTATATCTACGATAGCAGAGACAGCTAATAGTCTACTAGAATTTCCATGTTCAAAGGAAGAACTTACTGACATGGAGCGTAAAACACTCAAGCAGTTAGGCATATCATTAGGTCAACGTGCCAGTCGAATGACTGATGCGGATTTGATTGACATGTGGAACAGTTTTGATCTATCCAAACATCAACCAGACAATCCACAACCCGAAGGGAATGGTGAAGGTTTTGGTGAAGGTGATACCGAAGGTGAAGGCGAAGGAAACGGAACTGGAACACCTCTTGATGGAACTGAGGGCGAGGGTGAAGGTGAGGGTGAAGGCGAAGGCGAGGGTGAAGGCTCTCAACCGAAACCTAGCTTTGAACCGGCTAATCCAATGGAGTCTGAACTTGCAGATCTTATCCGAAGAGTGCATATGGATATACAGCATGAGGACAGCATGGATACCGACAAAGTGCAATCTATGATTGATGAGCAATCGAAGAAAACAATCTCAGGTATAACTACGTTAATGAAAAAACACGTAAAAAATCGTCAGCCGGTGAAGATTGAGGTTAAAACACCAACGAAAAAGATTATACCAGAAGGTATAGTCCACAAGGATTTGCCTAAAATATTAAAGGCTCTCATAAGAGGTGCAAAGGTTATGATTGTTGGCGGTGCGGGAAGTGGTAAAACATTCATGGCTCAACAGATGCATAAGATACTGGCGGAAACATTCGAGCAAGAAGATTATGTGTTCGGTATGTCTGGTGCTATGTATCAAGCACATGAGGTCAGAGGATATATGGATGCTACTGGCAACTACGTTGAATCGTCCTTTGTAAGATGTTTTAGGGATGGCGGTTTATTCCTCTTCGATGAAATCGATGGCTCGAATCCACAAGCACTTGTGGCTCTCAACGCATCGTTAGAGAATGAAATTGCAGACTTTCCTTGCGGAGTAGTCCAACGTCATAAGAACTTCCGTATGATTGCTTGTGCTAACACTTACGGAAAAGGTGCAGACAGAGAATACGTAGGAAGGAATCAACTGGATGGTGCGACGCTTGATAGGTTCAAACCTATAATTGATGTTGACTACGATGAAAACCTTGAGTTAGCAATAACCCCTAATGAAAACTTTACGAAGGTAGTGCAAATGCTACGTCATGCAAAGGATTCAATGAAGATAAGGCACATCATATCACCTAGAGCAAGCATATCCGGTGGTGGTGCAATCAATGATGGTGTCAACTTTAACGAAGTTATTAATGAGTATGTACTGAGTGGCTTAGATAAAGACACATGCAGAAGAATAATCGAGGAGTCTGGTGGTATTAGTAGACTAAAAGATACCCTTGAAGGTAAAACAGAACGTTTAAACGAGGAGAATAAATAATGACTAAATCTAAAAAGTACATAGTAAGCGAAGTTTACGAAAGCTTTGACGAACTTTTAAATAAAGTTATTGATGATGACCTACCAGTATGGGATGGCTATAAATCAAGTGTTAGTAAAGAAAGAAAAGATCACTCATGGTCATATGGTGCAAGCTTAGAAGATGCAGTAGAAATGGGATTGAATGGATGGAAGGAAGGCAGAGATAATATGTCTGATAATCTAGAACTTGCCAATAGGTCAACGAAGTTTGAACGTCTACCAGACTATGAGTATGACGTTGCCGGAAGTATGCCAAACATACCTTTGTATGTAGCCGGTTCACCTACTCATATGATGTCCTCACTAGGCAATGAAAAATCCTCTAAGAAAACAATAGAGATCTTGGTAAATGTCGGTGCATCTTGTGGCACAGATGCTGATAAAATAATGTGGCGAGGTGCATCAATATTATCCCTTGTCGATAAGCTTGAAGATCAAGGAATATCATGTGAACTTACTGCTTGCGACTATGCTCATGGCAACAATGGTGCTAAAAGATACGTACAGTTTATGATCAAACGTGCCGGACAACCTATGGATATAGATAGATGTGCATTTATTCTGACTCATCCGGCTCTACTTAGAAAAATCCTCTTTAGGAATCTTGAAAAGGATATGGGCGCTCAAGACTCTTATCAAAAACATGGATATGGCAGAGTGAGAGATCTTCCGATACATATGAGAACTGGAAAGGTTTACTTCCCTAGTGTAAACAGGATGATGCCGATTTCTATTGAGCATGGTGTTCAAATGTCTGTTGATGCTTATGAAGAACAAGCCAATGGAAAAGATTGGGATGGAAGCATTATCAGGGATTAAAGGAAAGATATTAATATTTTTAACTACCTGAACGTTAGTGAAGGTAGTAAAAATAATAAACAATAAGGAAAAATTATGAGAACAGAAAATTCACATGAGAAAAGGCAAATCCAATGGAATAAATTGCTTGATGATCTTAGGGAATCAGGCGAAATGAATATGTTTGGTGCGGTTGGTTATCTAGTTGATAACTATGGTCTCGAAAGATCAGATGCATCACACATCTTTACAGAGTGGACAAAGACCTATTCGTAGGTCTTTTCCAAATGTTTAAACAGTTAATGCACCAAAGGTGCAAGGGGTAAGAAATGAAAAGAATAACAATTGATTTTGACATGACCAAATTTGACAAACATGATGATATGCGAATTTTGGAAGATGCATTGCGTGTCGTAATGAATCAGGATGCACACGACCAATTCACGTTAGATCAAGCGTTGGAAATCATA